TGCTTTAACGTTTTCACCATCGATGTTAATTGCAATCACTCTTTTGTCTGCAATTCGGATTGTTCGATAGTCACCTTTATTTCTCATCTCACTAATATGACACATCGGTACCCAAACTTTCGAGAAGATCATTTCCTGTTCTTGTTCGAAAATTTTGTAAGATGAATATATTTCACTACTTACGTATTCTATCTTCGGAGTCTTTATCCATTGTTTATGATTTCTAGGTGGCATTATTTCCTCCTTTTACCTTATCATACTTCTTAGTAGGTGGCGGATTCTGTTTCCACGCTCCGCCGGGCGCATAGGATCTACGCAGCTAGGCGCATATCCTGAGGTGCAAAGTTATCGTTTGCATTTACTTTTTTGAAGACTCAAACATCTGTCGATCCTATTTCGCCCCCATAATCTCTATATATTCGTTTATGGTGGAGGCGCCGGGTACTGCCCCCGGGTCCAGTATGTCCTCTAACATCTTCATAATATATTTATTATACCATAATTCGATATAAAAGTACATATGTATATAAATAGAATTGACTGGAGTCACACGGTAGCAAACCGCCACCATAACCAGAGGACCATTATGCTAAAAAAACTTATGGTCGCTGTTTTTAGTATGGTTTTAGCGAATACAGCGATTGCTCAAACCACGTCTAACGTCAACACAGATTCAACATCTAAATCTACCGTTGAGTCAGACGCTAAATCTAAGACGATTGTTATTTCACCTCCACCTTCGGCTATCTCGCCAGGTGTTGGTTCCTCATCATCCGATTTATGTACTACAGGTGTGTCGGGTGCTGTGCAGACCCAGATTCTCGGTATATCAACCGGAGAAATGGTTCGTGATGAAAATTGTGAAAGATTAAAGATTTCAAAAACCCTATATGACATGGGAATGAAGGTCGCAGCTGTATCGGTGCTCTGCCAAGATCGTAGAGTTTATGATGCAATGGAGATGGCAGGTACACCTTGTCCATATCTTGGTGAGATTGGAGATAGAGCTTCTGATATGTGGGAAGCTAATCCAGGTAGGATTCCACCAGTAGAAGAAATGGAGACAAAAGGTGATATTCAAACGCGTAATGCGGCCGTTGCTGGCGGCGTTGGCCTTCTCACTCTGTTATTATTCTTACTCTAGTGCAAACCAGACAGCAACTCCAACTCCACAACGGGTCACGTCACAAGGTAATTCAGTTACCATTAGTGATGACAGTCATGGTGTAGTAGAACTCGAGTTCGTATTTCCATTTTACGGGGAAGAGTTCGAGACTGCATATATGTACGACAATGGAGTCCTTGGTTTCCAAGATCCAAGTCAAGCTGCAGGTGGTGGATATGGGAACTTCTGTTGTAATGCAATGGACTTGACAAGTGCTATGCAAAATGCAACAGGAAGTCTTAACGCATACTCGTATGCTATTTTTGTATTATGGACAGATCTTTTAGATATTGGCGCAACAGATTCAGGTTATTTTGAACAAGGTGATGAAAACTCACATACCTTTTTTTGGAAAAATATAGCTGAATACGGTCAAAACCTAAACTTAAATACATTTGACGTTACTATCAAACCTGATGGTTCATATAGCATTAACTATGACACTGTAAAGATCACAAATCATGCTGTTGGCGCAGGATCAACTGGTGATCTTTCAAATATTCATAATGAAACATATAATGCTTCGACTCATGGTATTCAACACTTTTTCTTTGCGAATGGATATGATTCTGCGGTAACTGGAGCATTAGCTACTGCAAATAATTATCAATTCTTTTGTGCTACCAATGCTTTATATGATCCAACTTGTCCAGGTTATGCTCAAGCTTTAGCAGAACAGCAATATAATCAGGCATGTGCGGCTGATCCACTTTATGACGCTGGGTGTCCTGGCTATGCCGAAGCATTATATAATCAACAATGTGAAGCAAATCCTCTATCTGATTCGGGGTGCCCAGGTTATGCTGAAGCACTTTTTAATCAACAATGTGAGGCAGATCCGTTATTTGATGCAGCATGCGATGGATATGCAGAGGCACTTTTCAATCAACAATGTACAAATGATCCATTGTTTGATGAAGCATGTCCAGGTTATGCTGAAGCACTCTTTAGTCAACAGTGTACAAACGATCCATTATTTGACGTAACGTGTCCAGGTTTCTTTGATGCATCGTGCGAAGCTGATCCACTATTTGATGCCGCATGTCCTGGACATAGTGTAGCATCCTTTAATCAGCAATGTACAAATGATCCAACAAGTGATCCATCTTGTCCAGATTATTACGTTGCAATGTGCGAAGCTGATCCATTATTCGATGTTGGTTGTTTAGGTTATGAAGTTGCATTTTTAGAGCAACAATGTTTAATAGATCCACAATTTGATAATACGTGTCCAGGATTTGTTGATGAAGGTGATATCGTGGTTTTAGATCCAGTAATTGATGATATCATATCAGTTGATACAGATTTTACTGCTGCAGGTGTGACTGATTTTACCGTTGATATTCCTTTTGGAGATAATTTCGTACAAGAAGAAACATTTGAATTACCTGATACGGTTGAATCTGATATCAGTGAAGAACTCAATGATCTTGACACAATGGACGTCGAATCAGAAATGGCTTCGATGGAAATGGAACAAGAATCTTCTGAAGAGTCATTGAGCCCAGTTGAGAGGATGATGGGTATTGCAAGGGAGGACGAAATTGAGGAGGATATACAAGTTGTCGAAGACGATACCGACAGCGGGGACGAAGAGTCGTTGGCTCCGGAAGACATACAAGTCGCCGATAGTGGAGATGAGCTTGGAAACCAGCCAGCTCCTGGCAGATCAATGCCAAAACCGAAGATTGACCCGGTCGAATCGAAAAGAAACAAACTAAAATTGCTTATTGCTATGAAAGCAGTTCAGGCTGTTAAAGAACTGGAACAGGCTGTTACATTAGAACAACAAATGAACATACAACGTAGACTTCTTGCTCTGATTTCTTTCGTACCAGATTTTAGAACCTACGCTGAACAAGAACAAATTAACCAAGTTAATTTCTATCCACCAAAGCCAACGGTAGACCATGCTTTTGCAAGATGGTTTTTAAATGATCCAAACTTTGGTGCGATGGAAGATCTGCAATACGAGGAGAATCAAAATGGCAGAAATCGAATATGGGGGGATTAAAGTAGGTGGTTCAAAACTGCTACTAATCCTTCCGCTTATTGGTACACTCGGCGGTGGTCTATGGGCTGGCTTCGAGTTTTATAAAGATTATATGAATATGAAGGAGATTATTGCAAACATCGATACAGATGCTATTGAAGCTCGCAATAATGTTCTTGAAACCAAGCTCGATGAAGCGCTAGAATATTCGCGTGACATTAAAAATGGTTTAAGAGAGGATATAGTACGTATTGAACGTATCGTTGATAAGGTTGAAGACGATATCAATATGGTCGAAGATGACGTACGTGTAACTATCGATGATGCCGAAGAAAGGTTTGAAGTAAAACGTCAAGACCTTTTAAACCAATATGTGGCTCAAAAAGATCTATTGATTCGTGAGAATACAGCAACTCGGGATATCTTAGAAAGCAAGATTGAAGCACTTGAAGCTGATATGGAAAAACAACTACAAAGAGCGCTTGATAATCCGCTCGCAAATAGGTAAATGCTATGCCAAAACAATTTAAACAAGTATCTGTTCATGAACCAGTTAAAAAAGGTACTTCAATTGGTCGTAGACCAATAACCTCTACTATGAATAAAAGTAAGAGAAGAAGCCTTAAAAAATATAGAGGTCAAGGAAGATAATTGAGTACAGATCACGAGGTTAAAGCCTGGAATCGATTAAGGAATACTCCAGGCATGCGTCATATATGGACGTATCGTGATTTACTTTATGCCTTTAGTATAGGAATAATAATAGGCTTTCTATTCAGTATCGTGTACGTGAAGTTGTAAGATGGCATAATGAATTACTTTCATTAAGTCTTTTCTCGCATCTTCACGTGTACCTTTGTTTCCATATCTCTGAGCATATTTCATAACATTGCCCATATTAAAACCAGTACCATGACCAGCATCATAAATAAATTCTGAAGCTTGGAATTTCTTTTTAGAATAATGCGCGTTATAAGTTGAGTCAATGTATTCGGTAATCTCTGCAAGATACTTATCTTCACTAAACTTATAATCAATCATAACTTCAGGCTCTTCATAATCAAGTTCGGCATTGCTGCCACTAAATGTTTTTTTCAATAAACTTTTCATATTGTATCATTTCCTCTTGAATTACGTCATAGTGTTCAATTGCTGCGCGATGTACAATATTATCTTTAGCAGCTACTTCCCAAGCTTTCGCAATAAACTCATTGCGAGGAATATTGTAAAACTCAGTTGCGATTTCTTCGCCTTTAATTCTTTTTCCTAACATTATACAAAATCTCCCCAATACTCATTCCAACATTCTCCGATAATATCTTCTACGATCTTAACATCAAAGGCGTGAATCAGATTAAGTTCTTCACACACTTGTACAGAAGCTTCATTCAGAGTATCAACTTCATTGAAGATATTTACTAGATTGAGCTCTAAGATTTGATCTTCGATATCGATAATGTAGTTTTTTAGTTTTGACATAATATTTCCTTTCATCATTTTATGGATATATTATACCATTCTTTTTTGGCTTTGTACATGCTTTTTTTCGATTTATTTAAATTTTTTTATAAAAAAATCAGGTTCCATCCATGGGTTTGGATAGCATTGAGGATAATAGCACAACATGTTACGATATGCAAGACAATCCAAAAGCTTCTAAACCATAAGGCTTTATACACATCATCTTGCTTAATTGGTAAGAACTCTGGTTTATCGTCGTCTGTAATCCCTACAGGCATACCAACGGTTCTGCTCCATAGTTTTAGCCACCGCCTTTGGCCACTCACTTAAGGAATTCCTTAATCATCGGAAAGATAAGTTCAATTGCATTAGCACAAGCTACAGCAACTTCACGATGTTCTTTTTGAGTCTCAATACCAGATCTTAGTTCGATATAATGTATCCATGACCGAAGTGTGCCATTCATATACATTCTCGATTCGGTGTTGCCTTCAGGAAGAACAGCCCTTGCTTGCTCTTTTGCAATACCAGCTTGAATAGCCCAATTGTAAGTATCTTTTGCTTTAGCGATCAACTCTTCTTGTTTGGAATCCCAAGCATAGTGAAGATCAGACTCAGAATCGAGTTCAATGCTGTTTTGTCTATTTTTATGATCTTGTAATCTTGCTTCGCGAGGTATAAATCCGAGGTCAACAACTGGATCAGCATATCTTTGACTAAATTCTTGGAAACTAAAACTACGATGCCTTAAAATCTGTCTTGCAATATCACGAGTTGTGGTAATTTCTAAGCAAGCAGACACCATCTCGAAAGGCGACCAGTGTTGGTGTTTGATGAGATATCGTAATAGTTTCTCGGAGGTTTCTTTGTTATTTTGGTTTGAGGGGTTTGAGACACGGGCTGTATACGCGATAAGTTCTTGGATGTCTTCTCCAACGTATAGCGCTGGGTATCCGATTGTGGGTGTTTTGGAATATGAGATAAGCCTAGCATTATTCATCTTCTTTCTTTTCCTCTTGTCTGAGTTTCCAGAGCATCCAATCATAGTATCTTTCTGGCTCTGGATCATTATTTTTTGGTTCAGGTAAATTAATAAACCTACCTGTACCCGTCATGTCTTGAGTTTTTTTATTGGTCATAGTTTAAAATCTCCAAATTTATCATTTGAGAATTTTTCACCAGCTGGTGTTTGATCAAAGACTGGAGTATCGTCCATTAAGTTTTGTTGACTTGCTTCGACGTCGTATAAACGCATCTTTGCACGGTCAATACCAATGACAAATCTTTTATGTTGTGTTGGATCATTATATCTATTCTTTAATTGTTTGACCATCATCTGAGCATCTTTTTCAAGCTCTTCGGTTGATATGAGTGCAAACATTAGATCCGCGGTAGCGGGTAATCCAAAAGACTCTGACGTGTCTTCAAGCCCAACATCCGAGTTACTATAACCAGAACGAGTCGTCTGCGTTGCAGAGAAGATCGGTAAGTCGAACTCGACCGCAAGGCCACGTAACTCTTCAGCAATTGCTTTAATGTACGTGTATGAATTGATTGTTCCTCCCATTGCTTTCATCCTTGATGATGCGCAGATATTAAGATAATCTACAAAAATGACATCAGGTTGAAATTGTTTCTTTAACTTAAGTTCATTCAATAGTGCTCTAAAATGACCAGCATGAGCTGAACCAGTTGGATATTCTTTTACGATTAATCTACCAGTCGTTTTCCTTGCAAGGTTTTGTACCTTTTCGGTAAACATATCTTTTGACATACTATCAAGTTGGTCAATAGGTACGTTTAGAAGATTAGCATC